TTCTAAATCACTGGTGTCAATCCACAGATCGCCATCTACCAATGGGCTTTCACTTTCGTTGTTCTGTGTCAACGGAGGTGTGGCCGAGAATATGGGACCCGAGGCGTTGGTAGCAGCAAGGTTATATCCGCGAGTGTCGTTGTTGACCAACTGATAGCCTTTCCATTCGCCGTTGTCTTGGATCATGATATCGGCCACAGTGCTGGTACTGTAATACCATAAACGACCATTGGCTGGGTCTTGGTCTGGTGCTGTATCGCTGGCTGTGTAGATAAATGTTGGAGTTCCTACCCAGTTGCTCAGTATCAATCCGTTGACATTGCCATTGAGATAGTTGGTACGTACTCCACGCACAGCAGTGGTAAATCCAGCTGTGGTAACCGGTGTGCCGATCACATTGACCAAAACAATGGCACCTCCTTGGCTGTGTTGCATTATAATAGCACCCGTGGTATCTATGCTGGCACTGACATAAGGAACATTAGCAGCACTGACCGCTGCCACAAAGTCTGCGGCAGTGGTGCCTAGCATCGTGGCTGTGACTGCTGTGCTAAACGTTGAACTGCCGGCACTGGACGCAGAAATTGTAAAGGTGTTGCCGTTTACAAAAGGACCTGGCGTGGCATCCGCTCCAACAATAACAGTTGGACCGGTAGCAAATCGTTCTAATATGGAAAACTGGGCCAACGGATTCAGCTCGCTGGACTGATAATTTCCAAAGTCATCTAGATACGTGGCTCCTGCAGGAATGTTGGCGCCGCCGCCGGTTGGATCAAGTGCATAGTTGACCTGTGCATCGTCGCCGTACAAGGGACAACTCTGTTGCACAAAGGTACCCAGGGTACTGTCATAGCGTTTGATCACTATGTTTAGACCCAGATTTACATTGTTACCTTTCAACCAGACACTGCCAGTGGGCGCTGGACTGGTCTGACCCGACTGCCAGCGCGGTGCGTTGTAGCTGTAGGCCAAATAAAATTTAGGAACATTGTAAACACCAGCAGTGATGCCCAGTGCAGCCAACGGAGTGCCGGCTTGGTTCTGGATTTCAATTGTACCACTGGAGCCCAAACTATCAGCACCGTTTGCGTCGGAATTGCCATAGATTTGCAACTGTCCACCGATAAAAGAACTATAAACGCCTGGTATATTAGCTGTGTTGATAGCGTTGCTGAGTCCTTGCACTGTGTTATTGGGCGAGCTTGGCACGCTGACGGTATAACCATTGATGTCGACACTGTTGCCTGCTATCAGCGTTGGGGACAGAGTACCTTGAATAGTGGCCCATGATGTTTTCCAGTCGTCACTGCCCAACAATACCCAGGTATTGTAAAGACTTGATAGCGCCGCAGACGAAGTTTCTTGTGAGGTTGGACCACCGCGTTTAAAATAGATAGGATTCTGAGTGCTCAACGTGGTCACAGCATAATCACCTATGCTGCCAATGTTCTGTAAAGGCACTGTGCTAGACGGTTCTAGATCCGCACTGTCGTTGATGGCTATTGGCACTTGATTAGTAAAGGACCCCGATCCAGTCTGATTCCACTGGAACAAGCCCCAGTTGGTGTTGGCTGTGTCTAACCAATAAGTTCCATTGTTGGGAGCCCCGGTAGGGCGTACTAAAGTGGCAGTGAGTACGGCCAAATCAATGTCAGCACGTTGCACATAACAACGATTGCTCACACCCAATGCACTGTAAGCTGCCAACAATCCGTATTCGTTGAGCTCGTAACCATTGATAGGAGTTCCTGCAGTGGTCTTGTAAAAAAATGGGTTGCCATACGTGGCCAACAAATCGCGCTGGCTGGTAATTTCTCTAACCTGGTTGGCATTGATTGCCAACGTTCCGGCTGCAACTCCTACACCGGCACCAGAAATCTTGTTCTGTGCGGTAACCAATAGTATGTAAGGTACCGAGTTGGTAGCAGAAGGAATGTATTGACTTTCGTCAATGATTGTGACTTCTACGCCTGGTGATGTTAGTGCCATGATGATTCCTTTTTCTAATTATTGATATTTATAGAAAAAATCAAAAATGACAGGTTATGCTGTCCCTACTAAGTAGGGTTAATGGCTAAATACCCCATGAGACCTCAGTGTTTGGCCTGTAATCAACGACCCAGAGCCGTGGCTTATCATTGCCAAGGACATATACAATATCGTAGATTGTGTGAGCACTGCATCAAGCGTGGCAAACGTGTGAGGCCGCCTGTTCCGCGCTGGCAAACAGCTGGTTACAAAAAGAAAAACACATGTGATCGTTGTGGATTTAAAAACAAATACAGTTCACAACTGGTAGTACACCATGTGGACGGAGATCTAAACAACTGCTCTGCTAGAAATCTCAAAACAGTGTGTCAAAACTGCATGATCGAAATCAGATGGGCAGATCTGCCCTGGCGTGCTGGAGATCTTGAACCAGATGTGTGATCTGGAAGTACAAATGATCCATGGTGCTGTTGTTGTCTATGACAGCATCAAATTCAGTGCCAATCCAGGCAGTTTCGCTGGCATGTATATTGTATCGTTCCAGGGCTGTTTTTTCTGTAGCCCAGGTCATGTTGTGTGGGCCTGAATTCACTATTTCAGCCGAATGATACCAGTCTGGGTCCGCGCCACGGCGCACACGTATAACTATGCCGCCGGCACTTTTAATAGCCAGTATTTCGTTGGGGAATCTGCAGTCCGATATGACCACATCGTCGGTGGTTTTGCGCAGTTTGTTTTCCAGGCTGGCAATCCAGGTATCGTCGTGGAAACTCCTGCGCACCACTTCGGTGCCCCAGTGCTGTAACACCCACAGCGGGGTCAATGTGGGCATGTTCAAGCGAGCCGCCCACCAGGCGTCCACTTGCTCGCGCCATTCTCTACTGTGGCGGGTGCGTCCTTCCAGCAGTTCGCGATCCCAGCCAAACACCGAGCTTACAGCATCCTTTAGAGTGTTGGCAAAACTTTCTCGACGAAATTGATGTATGTTTACAAGATAATCGGCAATAGTGTCTTTGCCAGCGCCTATCAATCCTACCACCCCAATGATCATCTCATCTCCTTTACGTTCAAATGTCTTAGTGTGGCCTGCAACATGTCGATCTGTCTACGGCAGTCTTCAAGGGCATGATGGCTGGTGGCAGGACGGGGTAGCTCGGGCCACAGGCTGTAAATAGTTCGGGCATCGCGCACATTGTAGAACTGCCAGGGCAAGGCTTTGCCATAGCTCTTGTAGGCATGTTCTAGAATGTTCATGTCATAGGTGGGTCCGTTTGCGAATATAAACTTGTGTTGCCAAGCTATTTTATACAGGCTGTCCAAGGCCTTGTCCAAGGGCACACGACCTTCTTCACAAAAGGCTTCGGTCTGTGCTTCCTTCTGAGTTGACCACCAATCCAGCGTACCTTGTTCAATGGCTCGATTTTCCTGGCTTTCTAGGGTGATCCGGGCATAGTAGCAACGATCATAATAGCCCTTGCCAAAAGGATCAAAGCTCTGTGCGGCTATGGTCAAGATGGTGGCATCAGGACCAGTGGCCAGGCCTTCTATGTCGATCATCAAACTGGTGCTCATGCTAGATTATAGCATGTATTTTGGAAAAAATCTAGGAGTGTTTAGCCAATGACGAATGTGATGGGCTGACTGCCATCAACATAGTTCTTGAGTTGTTCAATTTGAACATCCATCTGGGCCTGCGCCTCGCTCTTCATGGCTGCACCGTTGAGTTGGCTGCCACCTTGCGGACCAGCATACTGTCCAAATTTTTCTCTTGCTTCACCAATGATCATCTTGGAGGCCGCTACCATGTAGTCACGTATCCATTGACTGATCTGGAAGTCCTGTAGGAGATTGACTTCGGGTTTGAGATTGTAACACCAAAGCAACACATTCTCACCTGTGCCTTTTGGGTCACGGATCAGTTGCAGTTTCTTGGTCACAGGATTCCAGGTGTAGTTCATGTAGGCACCAAACATACGACCGGCCAGTTCTACATAGCCTGCATAAAAATCATAAGTGGCAAGACCACCAGCCACGTTGAAGTTCATGAGATACACATTGATCGCGGCTTGGCTAAATGGATCAAAGTTGCTGGCAAACGGACCTGTTGAGTCGCCAAAGGTCCTGCGGAAGATTTGACGCACTGTGATCACTTCCTGCGGCAGGGTGTATATGCTCACGTCCTTGACCAACTCCATGAAGATGTAGCTTTCTTCATAGGCGTTTTGTGCTCGCTGGCGATAGGTTCCAATGGTTTTTTGATAGGCTGCTTCGTAGTGCTCGTCGTCCAACTCAATGTCCACAATCTGACTGGCCAGTTGTAACTGGACATATTCGATCAGCGTTTGCTTGAGGGTTTGTAGTGTTGATTCTGCTTGTGCCATGGGAACTCCGTGTTCCCTGTATTTACCAGGCCCGTAGTATGATTAGATTCTCGTTGCCACGTCCGTTGAACTTGGTTTCTGTGGCCTTGATATCTTTAAACACCTTGCGGGCCGCAGGTTTTCCACCCGACAATAGTTGTTTTAACTGCTCTGCAGGCCGGCGTAGAGTTTTTTGTAGGGTTTGTGTGGTGTCAAAACCTACCACAGCCGATCCTTTGACGCTGAATGTGCCCAGGTGCGAATCGGCCATGACATGGATTAACTTGCGTTTCTTGGTGTCATACAACCAGGCTTCGCCGGCTCCGACCAACTGAGCTGGTGAGATACTGGCGAGTTTGAGTTCGGCAAAATCTTTAAGATACTTGAACTTGCTGGATAACTTTTCTGGGCTCACTGATTTCTTGGCCCGTGGTTTGCGTTCAACTTTTTTGATCTGTACATAGTTGCCGCAATCAGCGATGACTTGCTCAATAAATTTCATGCACTGTTTGATTTGATTCTTAGTGAGATGACTGTAGCCTTCGGCCAAGTCTGCATCCTCACCGGTCAATACTTCTTCAAACTCGTCCAACTTGATCTTCCACACATCGGCAATGGTGCCCACCATGTTGGGGCTGATATTCATGCCACGTATCTGTGCTATGGGTTTCCAATCTGCCGACATCTTGGCACCTGCTGAAATAAAGTCATCAAACATGCCTTCCAGTTCGCCAGCACACTCTGACACCTTTTCACGCAGGTGATCTTGTATTGTGAGCTTGGCCACAGCACTTTCAGCGGCCACCTCGTCTTTGTCGCGTTGAGCTTCTTGTTTTACTTTCAGCATCGTGGCGATCTGTTCGTCGATGATACATTGTTCATGCTCATTGAGAGTCAGGCCCATCAAGGTCATCCTGCACACCCAGGCCGGTGTGAGTCGGATCTGGCTGTCCGGAATGCCACGCATGAGTTTGGCATCCTTGGGTCTATGATTGATTTCCAGGTACTGACACAGCATGTCCTTGGCATCTCGTTTGCCATAGTGGTAGTTGTACCAGGCAAAGGCCTTGCTGAATGCACTGATGCGATTTTCTTCTGTGGGCTGGAACTTCCAGTCAGGCTCATGTCCAATATATTTGGTTTCTGCGCCTTTGGGATTCAAGGGCTTGATCACAGTTGCGGCTCGTGCGTTCATGGCATCTCCTGAGTGTAAAATACTATTATAGCATCGAGCTCTTTTTTGGTCAACCGTTGAGCAAGGCCGCAAATGTCAGGTGTTGCTCCAGATTGCCAATCAGGTCCGTGGCATCTTTGACCAATTCCTTATAGCGTGTGGTTTCTCGATGCCGTCTTCGACATTCTACACTTTCCTGGTCTGCAGCTACCATGGCATGATCAACAGTTTTGACCATTTTTAACAAATCTCTACGAGCTACCTTGTTTTGTATTTGGGCTATTTGTTGTTCTGCGCGATCCAAACGTTGATATAACTCATCCATGCATGTAATTATACCGGCTTTGTAGTTGTTGGTCAAATCGGCCCATAAATACGATACTATGCCACGCCTGAGTCTATACCGTCCCAATCGCACCAGTGATTATCAGTACCTTGACCGCAATATCAGCGAAATGTACACCGTGGGCGGATTGGATATCTATGTCCACAAATACCTAGGGCCCAAGACCGGCGATCCGGGCGATGCGGATATTACTATTCCGGTGCGCGAAGAACTGAATCCTTTGTTTATCGAAGACCTGTTGTTGTTGGAAAATCGCGATCGTGCTTACGATCCCGATGTGTACGTCATGCGTGGTGTG